TAGCGGATCAATTTCATCCACGCCAGATACTGCAACCCGTCTTTCTGCGTCAACAATTATGGACGACATACCATAAGTCAGCGCAACCTCTAATCGTTTTTTAGCAAACTGATCCAAGGAAGTGCCGTCACCATCGACATTCTTCCTAAACTCGTTCTCCCAATATGGGTCGCCACCTTCCAGTCTGATACGCCTGCGAAGCACCATGCCAGCAGCATTGCTGATCAACCGCTTAACAAATGGCGCCAAAACAGATAAATTGACGCGAGCCTCCCACGGGTCATAATTACTACCATCTACCGAATTTTCCCTAGGCTCACGCGGCAAGTAAACTTCAGCGTTTGCATGTAAATACTCGGTGCCCATGGTAACGGCACGCATGATCTCCCATTTTTGGCGCATCTGCACTACTGTACTGTCCATGAAAAATGGACTTTCCTTGTCTGCATAATTTGGAAGTGATATTAGTGCCCTTGCAGTGTTCATCGCGGCAATGCGTTTGCTCCTAGTCTAGCCTGCCGGCTCCAAAAGGCATGAGCTACAGTCAGCCAGTAAGATCAAGCCGGCGTGACCGTAGCAACTGCCCCAACAGGATTACGCCAAAGCGGCGACTTCCTGGCCGGCAGGAATCAACTGTCCCTGCGGCCAATACAGGGGCGAATTTTTAACGATCGGCGCCGCTTTCGTGTTGTTCTCGCTGGCCGAAGAGGGGGCAAGACAGTGCTCGGCGGCGTTGAACTACTGCGCGGCGCGGCAGAGCGGAAAGGGGTCTACTATTACGTTGCCCCAACCTATCGAATGGCAAAAGATATCGCGTGGGATACTTACAAGGCTATCATTCCAGAGCGTTGGATAAGAAAGAAAAACGAATCCAATTTGCGCATTGACCTAATTAACGGTTCTGTCATTTATCTCAAGGGATCGGAAGACCCAGACGCATTGCGCGGGCCGGCATTAACAGGTGTTGTGCTTGACGAGTGCGCGTTTCAGCAAGAATACACATGGCGTTCTGTTATTCGCCCTGCACTGTCGGACCGTGGCGGTTGGGCGCTATTCACTACCACGCCATCACCAGAAGGCACCGCCGGATGGTTCTATGAGCTAATTCTATTACTTAAAGATGCCGACCTTGCCGATCCTGGGCTTGATCGACTCGACCCGCAGCAGTGGACGCTTTATGAGTACACTTCTTTGCAAGGCGGCAACATTCCTATTGCTGAAATCGAAGAAGCGAAAAAAACACTTGCGCCCGAAGTGTTTGAACGTGAATATGAGGCAAAGATTTTGTCTAACACGGGATTGGTCGTGTCCTGCTTTTCGATGCTTAACGTCGATTCGACCATTGAAGACGATGAAGAATTGCCGCTTTATGTAGGCATGGACTTTAATAACGATCCGCTAACCGCTATCTGCGCTAACATTATCAAAGTAAACGGTAGAGCTGTAGAACTGCGCGTGTTTAATGAGCTTAACTTAAAAGGCGCTACAACGTGGGACATGGCTGAAGTGCTAATTGATCTATACGGCGAAAATCGTCGCATTGTTGCTTGCCCAGATCCAACCGGCAAACGCAAGCAGACTTCAGGTGTTGGTGTAAGTGATCACCAAATTCTGCGCAAAGCTGGCATTACTGTGTACGCTCCAGAAGTGCCGTATAATACTGCTGATGGCATTCGCGCAGCCAATGCAGCATTGCGCACTGCTGACGGAGAAGTGCATACCAAAATCCACCCACGCTGCCGTGAGTTAATAAAGTCATTTCGCACGCTTGGTTACGCTGAAGGCACTAGAATGCCAAACAAAAAACTTGGCGTCGATCACGCATTCGATGCGTTCAAGTATTTGTGCTTAGGTAAGTTCAACCTGGCAAAAGGAGAGTCTGGCGTAATCACAAACCACAGAATCTACTGATTATCTATATTTTGTCATTTTCCGTCAATTCTGCCGGCGGCAGTCGAGCAACTGGCCCCCGCCTCGGCCAGGAAAACCCCCAGCCTTCGACTTCTCGCTCAGGCGGTTGTATCGTGTGCCACAACTTCTTGCAGCATTCACAACGCCTCCGCCTTACGCGGCTGCCGCATACCATGTAGCGCGTTTCGACAACGATTACATCAAGCGAGCCGCAGTTAAGATCGGGGCATTTGGTTCTATTGTTACGACCACCCATTAGCGAACTGTCCCATTGAGGCGATCCTCTACTAGCTTGGCGTAACCGGCAATGTCGTGCCAGCTATCGGCATAATTTGGGTCGCCGCAAGCAATTCGCCCAATTTTATGGCAGATCATATCCAGCGCCTCCTGCTGATCTGGCTCCAGTGACTCAGGGGAGCCAAGATAGCGCCTGATGGTTGCCTTCAGCTCCTGCGTTATCGCAGCATGATGCACGAAGCTGCCATAGCGGCTGCCGCGTTCCTGCAGCGTCTCTTCAAGATTTGCCATGACTCTATCCCTTTGATGCAGTAACGGTTGCATCACCATTGTACCTGCCGGTGACGGCATAGCAAGCAAGCGGCGTTGCGTCCATGCGTGAAAACTTCATTTGACCGATCCTTAGTCCTGGCCATAGCTTGATCGGGTGAAGCTGGCGAACATTTTTCAGCTCTAGCGTCAGCTTTGAGCCGTGCCAGCCTGGATCGCAATGACCAGCAAGAAGATGCTGAAGCGCGCCCCTTGCGCGACTTGACTTAAGCAAAAACTGGCCTGTAATGCTTTTGGGTAAATTAAAAGTCTCCATCGTTTCTGCTAGCAAAAACTGTCCTGGCACCATCAGGTAGGGCTCCTCTTCTGTGTAACCTTCGATCGACATTGGCACAAGCTCTGGACTTTGCGCAGATTCAATTAAGATATTGTCTCCCAAGCGTAAGTCTAGCGAGGCCGGGTTAATCAATTCTGGGTCAAATGGAGTTACCATGCCGGCTTCGCAAAGGGCGCGAATCTGGAAATCGGCAAGAATCATTGCGGTTTGTGGTTGCCGGTTGCATCCTAGCACATTTGCCGGCAGGGATGAGCTATGATTGACTGCCATGGAACGCCCACGCGACTACACGATGGTTAAGCACGACGGCCAATCCGGCTGGAAGCTGCCATATTCGTACAAGCTGCTGCCTTCTGGCGGTCGCGTGGTCGTCGTGGACCCTGAAGGCATTACGCGACTTGTTAGCCGGAAGGCATTGACACTGCATTGAGCGTGCTATGATTGACAGGCAATCAGCCAACGGCCCGCCATGAACAAAGCCTCAGCAACAAATTCGCCCAAACTGAGCAAAACCGAAAAAATGCTGCTTATAGCAAGAAATTACTGGGATTACACGGCTCAGCCGATTGTTTTTGTAGCGCCAACAATGGCAATAGCTGCAGATATTCAAAATCGCTTTTTTAGGCTGATAGGGTCTTGTTGCGATGGACCGGAAAACCCTCGCAGAGTGCGCTGCTTTTCGCTTCACGAGCCCGATGAGCTAAAAGGCTTTAGGGGCACGCAAAATACTGCTTTTTTCTTTGATCACACCTGTTTTGAGCGCAGTGATTTACTTGAGGCCGCAGGAAAACTGGTCAACGCAATTCGGGAAGACGGGTTTGGGGAAGTCGTGACCCCTTGCATTGCCGAACGTGTGCCTTGCCCGTGGGGGAGGGAAGATGGCCCCGAAGCATTTATTGCTGCTACCAAGGGAGAAGCCGAGAAGCCTGCTTTTTGCGAAAAATCTATACTTTTCCTTGAGCCGCAAGACTCTATCGCAGCAACGCGAATGCACGAAATTCACGACCTTCTTGCAAAGCAGTTTAAAGCTCACATGCAATCAAGGCACATGCAATCAGGGCTTACAAGCGTGAGCACGGCCAAGCCTCCGATCGGCCTAAAGCCTCGGCGCGAAGTCGACAAGCTGCGAATTAACGACATTCTTGCGGCGATGTCTGCGAGCAATGCTACCGATAAAGCTATTCCAGAAGAATGGATGGACGAATTGAGTGATCTTGTTTGGCGTGAGCGTGATAGGCTTGGGGTTATAGCTGAAGATTCTCAGCCTCCTATTCGTGTGAGGTTTAAGGAATGAATTTTAGCATTACTGACGCTGGTGGCTCTATTGGGCCGTTTTACTGGGCAAATGCAATAATGCACATGCAAGATGTGCAAGAGCACGAAAAATGGCGCTCTCGGTGCCTTTCTTGTCGAAAGACCTACCTTTCCTTTGATGGCTGGTTTGGTTTTGCATGGAAAGGGCGCCTATTTAGAATTGGAGGTAGGCACACTTACGCGCTATA